ATAAATATATACAATATAGAATTTGTAAAGATACAACAAACATTTGACACTACCAAATAAAAAAACCTCCCCGGTCTAAGAGGGAGGCTTTCATTGATATCCTAAAGTAGCAGGACGCTTATTTCTTAACGAACCCCTCTTTCAATGCGTGACGGCTGATCATTTCCGCTAAGTCCTGAGGCTTCTTGTCCTTCTTGGCTTGCTTGATCACCTTGGCATATTTCTTCAATATAGCCTCTACGTGAGATGGGTTCTTGAATTCTTTCTTCAATATTTGGGAAAGGTCTTTGCTGTATGTTGCTGTAGACTTCTCGTCTTCTTTGGCAGCTATCTCGGCCAGTTTAGTCTCATGTGCTTGAACGTCGGTTAGGGCGTCTTGAGCAGCTGTGAGGTTTTTGATCACCTTGCCTAACACCTTCTCGTACTTCTTGTCGCCAGAGTCTTGAATACACTTAGCTGCAGCATCAATAGCGGAAGCGATGTGTTTATTTAGTTCTGCTGATACACCGCCTTCAGCCGGAGCTGGAGTGGCTTCAATAGGAGCGTCTTCCACTGGGGGCACGTCTTCAGCTTTGTCTTTTTTCTCGTCAATAGCTACCTCATATAACTCCTGTTGAGCTTCGTCTACTGTGTCAGAGGTTTTATTAGTATCATTGGCATGAGATAATAGAGCTAATGCTGATAGGTATTTTTTAGAAGCTTCATCATCTACAGTCTTAACCGGACTAGTGCTCTGCGGAGTTTTAACAACGAATGATGCTTTACCATCTTTTATGTTGACTGATATACTACCAGTCCCAATATCAAACAAAGCTTTATCTAAATCCACACGTTGCACTTTAGCCTGTAACTTGTTACCATTCATTAGCGTGACACTGATAACTTTATCCTTAGCTGAAGTTGCATCTTTATAGAAATCTTCTGTAATCTCTCCTACTTTCTTGGTAACAATAGTGGTACCAGGCTTAGCGTTCTTTACTTGATCCTTCTGGGATTGAGACATTGTCTTTCCGTCTGGAGTGACTAGGGTTGTGACAGCCTCTTCTACGTTTTTCTTCCAGCTATCCCAATTGAATGGATCGATGTTCTTAGCTTTAAGTGACTTCACACTAGCCATGATTACGTCTGAAGGCTTAAGGTCGTTATCCTTTAAGTCCATCTTCAAGTACTCTGAAGTCTTCTTAAGGTAGTCTTGAATATTCTCCTTATCCTTTGGATCTAGGTCCCATCCATTAACGATTTTGTTAGTTGCCTTGTCTAAAGCAAACACATTGTACTTAGGATTAACCTTGAGAGGCTTCGCCTCACCTAGTTTGGACATTTCCTCTTTAACTACTTGTTCTATAAGGGTGTGAATATTCAGCTTCATGTATGCGTATTTTGTTCTGTATATAAATATCTGTTAGAAGGGCTAAGGAAAAAATCCCCACTCTAGGGCGGGGATTCCTTATGTCATCCTGTTTTAATTAGTAGCTCAAGTCCATCCCTGAATTGCCTAAGACAATTGAGACGTTTGTATGTGTCTCGGTTTCGTAGTTGTACTCACCGTAGTCCACGTCTTTAATGAATGCTTTCTTAATCACCCATTCTCTAACGATGTCACCCTCTGGTCCCAGAACGTGTATCACCGGCTCTTTCCAGTAGATATCAGCATAAGAAGCCCGACCTGTTGGACGCTCGTAGCGAAGTCTTGCCCACTCTTCGATAGCTTGTGCTCCTGATGGAGAGCATGGATCGTACAGAGATAAGGTTAAGTCCTTATACACTCTACGAGAAGCTATTTTGTAATAAGTGTTGATGTGGTAGACAATGTCCTCAGACTCTGTAAAGCCTATACCATTAACCCCCTTAACCATGTAAGAAGGGATGCCATCCACTAGAAACCTAAACTGGAAGGCTAAAATTGGTTGGAACACTGTATTGTTCAATTCGTTGGGATCTAAAATTGGAGGCATATTGCTATTTTGTTATATTTGTTATATTTGTTATACAGTTATGAGGAACTACGCAAATGTAGCTCCGGTTGGTGTTAGGTTGAAAGATAGTAAGATGAACTCCACATCCTTGGTTGGCTGTATTTGAATAAGACCTTTCAGGGTAAGTCTGTCGATGTCGGCATTACTGTTGTTGGTTTCGTCCATAGTCACCTTGTATGCATACACACCTTGTTTCTCTTGTACGTTCTCTAGATAAGGGTTCACTTGTCTTAAGAAAGTATTACGAGTGGCATTAGTGTTTTGTTCAAATACTAAACCAGTGGCTACACCCTCGATGAAGTTCTTCAATTCGATAAGTAGACGTCTAACGCTAAGAGAGCTAAGGCCTGTTGTCACCACTTGTGTGGTTGCATTACCCCAGATCACTACGCCAGTGTTCACTTTCTTAATGATACAGTTGATGTTAGCTGCGTAAAGTGTTCCCACTTCAGCCATTGTCAATCTGTTCTTTGTATCAATAGCTCCACCTAGTGTACCTCTTCCGGTACCGGCTACTGCGAACCAAGGGGCGGCCACCTTATCGTTGTAGGCAATTGCTTGTCCCACCATAACAGTGGCAGGCATATATACCTTCTTACCAGTTCCAATATCTTTCACTTGGATCCATGGGTAGTAAACAGCACTGTAAGTACTATCCAATCCAACCACGGTGGCTTTAGCTGTAGCAATGTTTGCATTCATTTCACAAAGATCTACAGGGTATATAGCGTCTGTTCTGCTCTCCACCATTGTAGTGGCGTAAGAACAAACAGCGTTATGGTATTGTATGAATACTCCCGGTGTCACCAATGTGTTAAAGCTGTAGCGCTCCTTGTTTCCGAGGATGTCTATTGCTTTACGGTAGGCTGCTGTACCAGAAGTGGATGCAGAAGATAGGTCAAAGCCGTATACGTTAGTACCGTCTGTTGCTATCTTAGATCCTATTTTCTTAATCACAGAGTATGACATACCATCAGTACCACCTTGGAAAGGAAGAACGAATTTGTTATCATTTGCTGCGAGACTAAAAGCTGTATTTAAACCAACCGCTGCTTCTGTAGGAACAGGGTTGAGGTAGTTGATATTATCTGCGTTGTAATAGTCAAATCCAGAAAGAGCTGCTGAGCCAGTGTTGCTAGCTACATAAGTGACAGCAGGAAGGTTGAAGCCTGTGAAACCTGCAACGGTCTCGTATAATGCTTCGTGACCAGCTGGAGCTGTATTAGGGTGAATGGCGTCATTAGCAACTGCATCAGCCAATACTACACGGATGTAGTTAGAGGTGTTGTCGTAGTCACCATGTTCCACAATCTTTCCTGTACTGCTATCATACTCCTGGTACTTATCCCCGATAACAGCACCAATGTAATTGGATGCATTAGGATCAAGGGTTACAGCAGTGTATTGCTCTAAGATAGAAGGAGTTCTCTCTGTATCATTCCAAGCTCTTACGATAACATTGAATGTAGTGTAAACAGTACTATCAGCGTTAACGTTGATGCCTGTGATACCCACCTTCACATCTTTATTAGTTTTGAAGCCATGAGATGTATGTACAAGCTTAAACAGACGTACAGATGTGGCACTAGTCACCCAAGGGGTAGAACCGGCATCATACCCTTCTGCATAAGAAGAAGAGAAAGTACAAGGGGCTGCTGTTAATGACATTGTCACAGCAGAAGAACCGCTAAGGGTTGCTGCATATGTACCAAAGTTTAATAGAGGGAAGCCAGATCCAGTCTGGAATGACTGATCAGTACCTAACACTTTTGTGATATAGTTGCTACTAGCTGCACTAAAAGAACCAGAGGTTGTCTTAGATACGTTAGTGCCGGATAAAATTAAATTGAAGCTAGACAGAGTACCTGCAATAGAAGAACTATTCAGATTGGCTGTAACTGGCGTATCGTTTTGAGAGGGATGAATCACTGATAAGATGACACTACCACTAGTGATAGCAGCAAGCTTCTTAGTAGAGCTGAAAGACCATCCACCATTACCAAGCACCCTTGTCACCTTTACATTATCCCCAGCTTGGAGATAGTTGTATACAGTTTGAGGCACATATGAGTTGGCAGTGTCCATTCCGAATGCAGCACTAAACTGACTGAAAGAAGAAACATCTGTTGGGATATAGGCGGCTCCTTTTTCAGTGGGTCCAACAACAGCAAGTCCACCAGGGTTAGCAGGTGGTGCTACGTATGATTGGTTAATTTCTTCTGAATAGACTCCGGGAGATAATACTGTCTCTATCATTTATATTTGTATTAATGTGTTTAATGCGGTACGTATATAAATATCTAAAAAGACTTGTGGAAATATCTAGCCCTGTACGGACAGGACGCCTGTGACTAGATCTAGCTGGCCCACCCCGTACTTAGCGTTAAGTATTTCTACTAAAACAGCCTCTTCCTTCTTTATATGTTCGTAGTCTTCGTGCAGGGCATTTGCCTCTGTATTTAAGGTTTCTAACACTTTTAAGTACTCCTTAGTTTGAGCTACATTCTGCCCTAATTCTAGGAACACTTGGTTGTATCGTGTATTAAGGGAGTTAACCTGGGATAGCTCCTCTGCTGTAATTTGCTTTGTCATAATAAGTATTTGTCAAAATAATCCCCAGCCTTACGGGGCTAGGGAGTTGGATGTATTTTTATTCAGGTACTTTCAATAGCTTGAAGAACGCTTGATAAACTCCGTCAGTTTCCACCTTGGAGAAATGATCCAACGTGAACTCGAAGTGTGTTAAGTCCTTCTCCTCTTGTAGCAACTCGTTCCAGTCTTTAGAGAACTTCACGTAGTCTGGGTTGAACTCTTTAGGCTTATCTGTATCCTTTCCGTCCTCATCTTTCTCGAAGATGTACATAGGGATGGAGACATTACCGTCTTCACTAGCCACTCCGTGCTTCTTGATTAAGCCCTCTTTCAAAGTCTCTAGAGCAGTCTTCTCGGCTGTCACCTCTTTAGCCAGGGCAGATAGGTGGTATTTAACCACGAGCTTTAGGTTCTCACCTAACAGGCCTTTAGCTATCACTTCACCGGTTTGTTGGTTCACCACTCCGTTTAATTCAGACTCTAGTTGGTAGAACTCGTACAGTTTTAATTTGGTCGTCATGTAGTTTTTATTTTATTCTTGTTGATTGTGTATATAAATATATACTTTTTACTCTTGAAATTAGCAGTCCACTATTTTAGCACCTGGGAAGATTACTTTTAGCTTCTTAGCTAGCTCTCCGTAAGCAAAGGTGAATATGTCTACGTCTGTAAGCGGAGATAGGTCTGGCACTGTTGTCTTCTCTTCGTAGGTGTACTCCTCTTGGGATGGTTCCATGACGGTGTATTTTTCTACAGTGGACTCCCCGCCTGCGGTTGACACGTCTCTCTCCTTGGTCAACTCCTTCATACTAGGCCTTGTGCCGGTCTTAGTTACTACCACCTCTTTTGTCAGGGGTACGTATAGGTTTTCCCCGATTGCAACATTCCTAGCTGTATTGCTCATAGGCATTCCGGCGTAGGAGAGGCCTGGTTGTGGTGC